ACGCTATTATGTTCTCCATGGGACATACTAACCACGATGAGATCTTCGTAGATGCTTTTGGTGCTTTGTTACATCAGTATGAGAGAACTAAACTGTAATGGTAACTCGTAAGACAACAAGTTCAACAAGGGCTAATGCTCTGAAGCATGGGTGGCGTAGCGGCTTAGAAGAGAAGGTCGCTAATGCTCTCACTGAGGCAGGTATTCCCTTCACGTATGAGAAGACCAAAGTTAAGTACATCAAGCCAGCGAGTGAACATCAATATACTCCTGACTTTGTACTTGACAACGGTATCATCATTGAAACCAAGGGGCTGTTCACAGCGATTGATCGTCAGAAGCACATTCTGGTTAAACGACAACATCCTAACTTAGACATTCGTTTTGTCTTCTCCAATTCAAAGCAACGTCTGAGTAAAGCATCACGTACAACCTACGCTATGTGGTGCGTCAAGAACGGCTATATGTACGCAGATAAGATGATCCCTGAAGATTGGATCAAAGAACGACGAAGGAGTGTTCACGATGGACGTAGAATTACTGAAGGAGAATGACGACGGTAGTGCAGACTACCATGTCAATCTAAGCAATGAAGAACAAGCACAACTCTTTCGCTTTGCCTTCATTGAGATGCTTAAACGAGGAATGGAAGAAGGAAAGAAACATGACCCAAGTGAGTTTAGTGTGGACGACGCCGGATGCGGAGAACCTAGTTGCGCGTATGGCCCGTGTGTCAAATCCGGCAAATCAGGACAACCCTGCTACTGCTCCGAAACTACTCAAGTACCTTATTAAGAATAAGCACTGGAGTCCATTTGAGATGGTTAACGTCTGTATGGAGATTGAAACTACTCGTGATATAGCTCGTCAGATCTTACGTCACCGTAGCTTCTCCTTCCAAGAGTTCTCACAGCGTTACGCAGTCTCTGAAGGGTTCGTACAGAACTCACAGGCTCGTATGCAGGACACTAAGAACCGTCAGAACAGCTTGTACACTGATGACATCAGTATTCAGAACTGGTTTGAAGGCGCTCAGCGTCGATTGGTCACTGAAGCTAAGTTCCTGTACACAGCTGCTTTGGAGAAGGGTATCGCTAAAGAATGTGCTCGTGTGCTCCTTCCTGAAGGCTTAACTGTCTCCAAAATGTACATGCAAGGCACTCTACGTAGCTGGCTCCACTACATTGATATCCGTTGTGATAAAGCAACACAGAAGGAACATCGTGATGTAGCTGAACAATGTCGTGATATTATCTTTGCCGAGTTCCCTACAATCAAAGAGGTATTGAATGAGCAAGCTGATAGTTCACTATAAACCTCCTATGTTCATCCCAGATTGGACTAAGGGGTACAAAGTGTACGTAGTAGATCATCCTCGATTAGGGTGTAGAATGATAGAAACCTCACCAGTGACTAAAGACTACGGTAACGGAATCTTTGAGACACAGTGGGTTGTTTATCACCCTCTAGATGGAGACTTCAATGACACATAAAGCCTTGGAACAATACTTTCATGCAATCGTAAACACAACACCTAAGGAGTTGACAATGTTTGAGAAAACTAAGATGTTCTTCACTGAACAGATCGAGAAGCTTAATACACTGCTTACTAAGCCTGTAGCATTTGTAGACAGTAACCTACATTCAGATTACGAAGATGGTTATTGGGCTTTTGAGATGTATACGCCAGAGTATGTTAATGAGCAGGGCGAGACAGTAAAACCTGTCCATACAGTACTTGTTGAGCCCCATGAAGGTCCTTGGTTAGAAGTCTTAGATACAATCTTAGACGCTATGGAAGCCCATTACGGATACAACATCAAAGAGCAGGTATATTATTCAGTTACCTTCCCTTTTAATGAAGTAGACAAAGATACAGGTAAGCCTTCCGCTGGCTATAGTCGATGCTTGAATGATGAGATTCTTCAGCAGTTGTTGTTAGCTCATCCTGAAGTATACGAAACTGTTCCTTTCAGAGGTGAAGCTAAGAAAGGTATCTTCGAATGAGAATCCTCTGTATTCCAGACACCCAGTGCAAGTCAGATGCTCCACAAGATCATTTGACTTGGGCAGGTAAGGCAATCTGTGAGTACCGTCCAGATGTGGTGGTTCACTTAGGTGACCATTGGGATTTCCCTAGCCTTAGCAGCCACGACAAGGCAGGTAGCAAGTACTTTGAAGGTAAGCGCTACCTAGCTGACGTAGAAGCAGGTAATAAGGGCATGGAAGTGCTCCTAGAGCCTCTTAAAAGCCTACAGGATAGCCAGAAGAAGGCTAAACATAAGCCATACAAGCCTCGTATGGTCTTCTTGAAGGGTAACCATGAGAACCGCCTCACAAGGGCTGTTAACAATAACCCTATGCTTGAAGGTCTTCTGACCTATGACGACTTAGATTTGAAAGATTGGGAAGTACATGAATTCCTCCATCCTGTATTTATCAACGGTGTTGGGTTTAGTCATTACTGGCCTGTGGGTGCTATGGGACGTCCCGCTGCTTCTCCTGCTGCTATCATTAGTAAGTTGCATATGTCATGTGTGGCTGGTCACCAACAAGGAAAGCAGATCGCCTATGGAAAACGCGCTGATGGGAAGCCTATTTGCGCTATCGTGGCTGGTAGTTATTATCTTCACGATGAAGACTACATGAGTCAGTTAAGTAACCGTCACTGGCGAGGCTTACTGGTCATGAATGAAGTAGAGGACGGACACTTTGACGAAATGTTCTTATCAATCGAATACTTGGAGCGTAAATATGGTAACCAAACCAACAGTTAAGGAAATTGAGGAATATATGGCTGCTTTAAACATTCCAATGGAAGAGCGCTTCAATGGTACAGCTAGTTATGACGTAATTAGTAAACCAAAGCATTACATGCTCTTTGAGGATCAAGGCATTGAGGTGCGTGATGTGCTTGAAAAGCTTTGTGAAAAACTTCAAAACACATTACCTTATCCGGGTAATTCTTCTCTGTTTGAATCAGATTATGTACAACTTATGCAGTACTTAATGCGATTCATGGACAAAAATGGTGTAGAAGACCTCAAAAAAGCTCGCTGGTATCTTGACAAAATGATCTCATCGTACTAAAATGCGTGCCCTCTTCAAGAAAGTGTAAAGATGGATAGCAAAAAGACCTTCTATGTTTATTCCCATATAGATCCTAGGGACAACTCTAGGCCTTACATCGGAATTGGGCAATATGATCGAGCTTGGAGCACTAGGCGAAATCAACGCAAAGAACCTCACGTTGCATGGCTTGAGGAACTTTACGAAGAAGGTTACACTTTAGCTGATATTGTTCGGATTGAGCACAACAGGCTTACCAAAAAAGAAGCGTTAGCTTTAGAGTCTGAAGTAATCAAAACAGAACGTCCTAAATTTAATGAACTAGGAAATCCTGACCATTGGAATCGTGGACGTTTGTGGACAAGAGAGATTGAGCAGTTTGCAAAGTCTTTACACTCAATGGGGTACGGATATATCAGTATTGCTCGTCTTTTAGGCGGGGATGACAATAAACACATGACAATTAAACGAATGGTAAAAAATGAAGCACACTGAAATGAACCCCTTTCAAACTTACATAGCAAAATCGAGGTACAGCCGCTACTTGGACGATAAAGGTCGTCGTGAGCATTGGAGTGAGACAACAGCTCGCTACTTTGACTTCATGGAGAGTCACCTACGTGACAACAATGGCTATACATTGACCCCTGAGCTTCGTTCACGCCTTGAGAAGGCTGTATTGAACTTGGACGTTATGCCTAGCATGAGATCAATCATGACTGCTGGTGATGCCTTAGAGCGTCAGAACGTAGCTGGTTACAACTGCTCATACCTACCTATTGATGATCCTAAGGCCTTCGATGAGGCTATGTACATTCTCCTGTGTGGTACAGGTGTAGGTTTCTCTGTGGAGCAGAAGTATGTCAACCGTTTACCTGAAATTCCTGAAAAGCTTTATGAGTCTAATACTGTGGTTCACGTTAAAGACTCCAAAGAAGGATGGGCTAAGGCACTACGACAAGTACTCGCTCTCCTCTGGGCAGGAGAAATTCCCAAGTGGGATGTCTCTAATGTACGTCCAGCGGGTACGCGTCTCAAAACATTTGGTGGTCGAGCATCAGGTCCTGAACCCTTGGTTGAACTCTTCAAATATGTGGTGGTCAAGTTCAAAGGCGCTCAAGGACGGAAGCTCTTCTCCATTGAAGCGCACGATATTCTTTGTAAGATCGGGGAAGTGGTCGTTGTCGGGGGAGTTCGTCGATCAGCAATGATCTCTCTGTCTGACTTGGGTGATGACCGTATGGCTAAGGCTAAGGCAGGTGCTTGGTGGGACGGTAATGGTCAACGAGCCTTGGCTAATAACTCAGCTGTGTACGATGTCAAGCCTGACGTAGGTCAGTTCATGCGTGAATGGAGCAACATCTATGAATCACACTCAGGTGAACGAGGTATCTTTAACCGCTATGCTTCAGAGATTCAAGCAGGTAAGAACGGACGCCGTGTATTGGGTAAAGAGTGGGGTACTAATCCTTGCTCTGAGATTATCCTCCGTCCTTATCAATTCTGCAACCTCAGCTCAGTTATTGTTCGTGCGGATGACACTGTGGAGTCTCTCAAAGAGAAAGTGGCTATCGCAACTATCCTTGGAACTTTCCAATCGACGTTGACTAACTTCCCGTACCTGCGTAAGGTGTGGCAGACTAACACTGAAGATGAGCGTTTGTTGGGTGTCTCCATGACAGGTATCCTAGACAATACCTTGTTGAATGACGCCTACGATAAGGGCTTGCCTGCACGACTAGAGGAGCTGAAGAATGTTGCTGTCGATACTAATAAGCTTCTTGCTGCTGAATTGGGCATCAATGCTTCTGCTGCGATCACGTGTGTCAAGCCTGAGGGAACTGTTAGTCAACTCACTGGTACTGCTAGCGGCATTCATCCTCAACACAGTGCTTATTTCATTCGTCGTGTACGCTCTGATGCCAAAGATCCGCTTACTTCTTTCTTGAAGGACTCTGGTTTCCCTTGGGAGCCTTGTGTCATGAAGCCTGAATCCACTGTGATCTTTAGCTTCCCAATGAAGACACCTCAAGGTGCTCGTCTACGTGAAGACTTGTCAGCTATTGAACACTTGGATCTGTGGTTGACCTTCCAACGCCATTGGTGTGAGCATAAACCATCAGTGACAATCTCAGTCAATGAGAATGAGTGGCCTAAAGTAGGAGCATGGACATGGGAGAACTTCGATGAAATCACTGGTGTATCGTATCTGCCGATGGATGGTGGAACTTACCGTCAGGCTCCCTATGAGTCAATTGATGAAGGTCAGTATGATTCTCTGGCTTCTCAAATGCCGTCAACGATTGATTGGGAACAAATGAAGGAAGTGACTGATAACGTGGAAGGCGCTCAGACATTGGCCTGCACTGCTGGCGGTTGCGAGATCTAATATGAAGACCATCGTATACACAAAAGACAACTGTCCAGCGTGTGTGCAACTGAAGACAAAGTTGACCTCGGAAGGGGTTGACTTTGTTGAGGTTCACTTAGGCAAGGATATGACCATCGAAGACTTCAAAGCGAAGTTCCCTACTGTTCGTTCAGTACCACACATGAT